CATCATCGCTACACCACGTATCTGCGCAATCCTCGAAACACTTCCTAACTTCACCTGGCAGCCCGTAACAGGCTCTGTTAACACAGCACCTGTTGGCATCGCCAAGGTTGGTTCAGTTGGTGGCCGTTTCCAAATCTATCGTGACACACGCACAGAAGCACAATCAACACAAAGTTACGCTAATGCTGGCTACGCCGCAGGCCGCGCAGCAACTGTTGACTATGCTCTGTTAGGTTATAAGGGCCCTGAGTACTACGATACAGGTATCGTATACTGCCCATATATCCCTGTCATGGTTCAGCGTACTATCGGTCCTAACGACTTCAGTCCAAGAGTCGGTCTCTTAACACGTTATGGTGTTGTTGACCACATCTTCGGTGCTTCACTTTACTATCACATGGTAATCTGCACCGGCTTGGGCCAATCGTTCGTACCTGGTCAAGCAGCTACATACCTCTAATACAGGTATTGGTGGAAAATCTCAACAAATTCAAAGAACTCCCGATCGAAAGGTCGGGAGTTTCTTTTTTTAAAAAGGATCGTTAGGTAAAGCTTCCCAGAACTTAAACTCTTTATTATACTCAACAGTTTGCTGAGACATGAGGTAACGGCAGATACGAGCTAATGTTTCTTGTCTTATAGTTCTGCCGTCCTTTAAGTCAATTCTCTCAATAGGTATATCAGGGAAGTCTGGAGTAAAAACCTGTTTACCATCATAGAGAAACATTTCTACATCTCCTTCTATAGTGAGATAGATAGCAAACTTATCCTCTGTAGTAGGAGGCATAGACAGGGGAATATACATTGAAGAATATTTTGCCATTAACAAATGCTTAAGTTGTATACCAGAAGGGCTGGGCACGTTTAGTCCAAGATACAAAAGGTTTATCTTTTATAATATACTGCCGGTATTGTTCAATTACAGAAAGCTTGTCAAAATCTTTTATCTTCCGACATTCGGTGTCTTTTGCAATCGCAATAGTAAAAGGCGTCGGTTCATTATTTGTATGAATAGTCTTGTCTTTGTTTTGTTTACACCATTCGATAAACTCTTTAGTAAAATGAGGATTAGATTCTGGCCAACGATAATCCCTCTCGTCGAACATCTCTAAAGCGTGTTCAACAAGCCACATAAAATTAGCTCTTGACTCCATAGTCCAAAGTGTGCATTGATGCTTAGCGTACCCCTTACCTGCTTTACGAGCCTTGCCTGTCTTTGTTCTAGGACATTTTGGATCTTGTAACTGCTCGTTGGTAAAACAGTTCTGCAGCATAATAGCAGACTCAATTTGCATTTTAGATCTTACATGTTTATCGCAGAGTTCTTGTGCTGCAAGAACCGGATCTTCATTAGTTACAAATATATTCATGATTAAATAATACTAGAAACTATTCTGCAATCAACTTGTTTTAAGGTTTCTATAGCATAAATATTTTATAATGGCTGCTTGTTCTACACCTTTAACTTCTATTCAGGGTACTGACTGTATCGGGGATACACGTATTGTTATTAATAATAATTTTAGTCTTTTATCCCAAGACCTTTGTAGTCTTTACACAACACTAACAGGCTTATCAAGCATTCTTAATGGCCGTATAGTTGCTCTTTCTGCTTTTGTTAAATCTCTTTCAGCAAAAGATTCTTCAACAATTGATTTGAGTTTTAACCCTAATAGTTATATTTTATCAGCAGATGTTATTAATAATTCTTTAGGTACTATAAAATTTGGTCAGGACATTACAACATTCGGTAAACAACTTTTAACTTCAACAAACATAGCTCTATCCTCTCTTGCTGGTGTCAAACTAACCTCAACAATTGTTAACGGTCATGTTTTAAAATGGGATGGAGCATTCTGGACAAATCAACCAGATACCGGGGCATTATCAGGTTCGTTGGTAGATAGAAATTACGGAGATATCACCGTATCGAACAACACTCTTACTTGGAATATTAATCCTGGGGTAGTGGATCAGACAGAACTTGCTAATAATGCTGTTATAGAAGCTAAAATTTATGACGGATCTGTTACTGAAACTAAATTAGGCACTGGTGTAGTAACTAATGCAAAAATAGGTAATGAAGCTGTTAACACAGCAAAACTTTCTGCTCTTGCTGTTACAGAAGATAAAATTGCCGCTGACGCAATTACTGTTACTAAGATTGCAAACGGCAATGTTACAAATGCAAAATTAGCAACATCTCCAGCTTATTCAATAAAAGGTAATGCAACCAACACTACCGGTACACCGACAGATATAGTGGCATCAACTGATAATAAAGTTTTAGTGCGCGCGAGCGGTTCATTACAGTTTGCAAATGTTCCTAATGAAGCAACAACAGGTACATCAAGTCTTCTTGGAAGTACTTTAGTATTAAGAGACACTTACGGTGATTTTTCTGCTGGAGTAGTTACAGCTTCTGCTGCAGCTTTCGGATTTGTTGGAAATGTAAAAGGTAATGTTACAGGTAATGTTACAGGTAATGTTACAGGTAACGTAACCGGAGACGTAACCGGAAATGTTACAGGTAATCTTACAGGTAATGCTGATAGAGCAGATAGATTAGAAATAGCACGAAATATAGCCTTAGCAGGAGCTGTTGTTGGATCTGTTAGCTTTGACGGTACTGCAAATGTTTCAATAACAAGTACTCTTCAATCTAGTGTTATTACTGATCAAAATTCCAAAACATCCTTAAGTAATAATGATGAGTTTCTAATTTATGATACATCAGGAACTTCTCTTAAAAAAATAACTGCAGAACTTATGAGAAATTATTTATCTAATATACCATATGCTAGATTTTATGAAATGGCTGGTACATATACCAATGTCAGTACGTTAAAACTTATAACCGGAGCTTCAGCAGCTGAAAATCAACCAGCTCAAATTATCTTACCTGCACCCACTAACACATCCAGACCCGCTTTTGGCTCTATGGTAGAAAGATTTTTAAGATTTCAACCAGGTCAACCTCAAGACCCGACAAACAGTTTACGTTACGATACTATAGGTATAACATGTGACCCAAGTGGTCTTGTTTCATTCCCGAGTGCAGGTGTTTATGAAATTTCTCTTAGAGCACCTCTTTTAATAACATGGTCTTCAGGTGTTGAAAGTGCTGTTGATTACATTTTTGAACAAGCGGGAACAAGTGCCCCTGTACTTATGAGTACACCATACATGACAAAACCGTGGAGTGCGTCTTCTGTTATGACTTATGACCATGTTCTTACTGGTAGAATAAATGTCCCAATAGCAAGTTCTTACCGTATAAGAATACGCGGCAATCAAGGTGGTGTAACAGGTAGTTTACGGGAACCCGTTACCGCTGCTTTCCCATCAGAAACAAGAGCAATATTATTCCAACTAGAAATTTGGAAAGTAGGTTAATCTTTAAAGAGCTTTATAAGTATTATAGATGGGAACTGTATTAACCCCTATATTATCTGCTACTAAAGATACACCAAGAGCTTATAACGTTGGAATAGCTGAAACCTATTCCTGGATACCTATTGAAGGTGAAGCTCTAGGGAGACCTCTATATGCTCAGGCCAATTATATAACTAACTTCTCTGATCTTCAAGTAACTCTTTCATCCTCAGAGGTAAATATTGGTTCAGTACACATTTCAGATGAAAGCTCAGGGGTAACCGTAGATGTTGTAGCTATACCTGGTTATGGAAACGGCCTTCAAGTTCTTACACAAGACTTAGAATCTACTATCGATGATATAACAATTGGAGATAAACAAGGTAATTTTGCCAATGTTGATCCTACACTATCAGCTTTAGATGTTAGAGTGGCTAATGTAACGCCTTTAACAGCTGTTATATCAAATACAGTGGCAATTAGTACAACTCAAACTTTACCAATATCAGGAAATGTTACAGTTGCAAATCCTGTTACAGCTGTTAATGCTAATATAACAAATACCGTATCTATCAGTACAGCTCAGACCTTGCCAATATCAGGAAGTGTTACAGTTACTAACCCCGTAACTTCTGTTAATGCTGTTGTTACAAACACAATTGGAGTTTCAGGTTCTTTAACGGTAACAAATCCTGTAACTTCTGTTAATGCTACAATAACAAATACTGTAGCAATTAGTACAACTCAAACCTTACCAATCTCTGGTTCAATTACTGTCTTAAATCCAATTACAGAAGTTACCACAACACCGGAAGCAACTCAGCTTGATGCCTTTGGAAGATTGAGAACATCTTCCCCTATGACTTTATTTGATTCAAGTCATAGATATAGAGACAATAATCTCTGGTCATCATTAACTGCAGTTAGTGCTTCATATGTCTTTAATCAAAATCAAGGGTTGATGGAACTAAATGTAACTGGGTTATCTGGTTCTTCTGTTATTAGAGAAACAACAAAAGTATTTTCTTATCAACCCGGTAAGTCATTATTAGTAATGAATACATTTGTCATGGCTTCTTCTGCTACAAATTTAAGACAGAGAGTAGGTTATTTTGGACAAGATAATGGTATCTATTTTCAACTAGATGATGGTGTAATGAGTTTTGTTGAAAGAACATTAGTAAATGGTTCTCCTTCTTCAGAAACTATAGTACCTGTATCAGCTTGGAATGGTGACAAATTAGATGGAACCGGGCCTTCTGGTTTTACTTTAGATATTACTAAGGCACAAATATTGTGGACAGATATCGAATGGCTTGGTTTAGGAACGGTAAGAACTGGGTTTGTTATCGATGGTAAATTTATTGTTTGTCATTCATTTCACCATGCTAACAGAATTGCTTCAACTTATATTACTACAGCATCTTTGCCTCTGAGATATGAGATTACTAATAAGGCAGCAACAGGTGTTTCCAAAACATTAAAACAAGTATGTTCCACTGTAATATCAGAAGGTGGTTATGAATTGAGAGGTTTGCAACAAGCAGTGGGAACACCAGTTCAAACACCTGTTGATTTAACAACTGCAGGAACGGTTTATACAGTTCTGTCAATTCGTCTTAAAGCAACACCAAACAGGTTAGATGCAATTGTAATCTTAACTGCAATTTCACTTTTAGGTACTACGAATAATGCAACTTATAACTGGCAGGTGCGAGCAAGCGGTACATCTAATGGAGGAACTTGGATTGATGCTGGTGTTGATAGTGCTGTTGAATATAAGATTGGTGGAGGAACTTATACAGGGGGAAGAATATTAGCTTCCGGTTATATGTATGGCTCTAATCAGGGTTCAACATCAGTAGATATTCTTAAAGAGGCATTATTTAAATTTCAATTGGAAAGAGATGCATTAAACGGAACCCCTGGAACTCCATATGAACTTTCTGTTGTTGCTGTTGCTGATTCAAACGGCGCAGATATTCACGCTTCAATGGACTGGGAAGAGATTAGCAGATAAAATAGAATAAATAATAATAGTTATGGCACAGTATACCACAAAACGTAAATATACTAAAAAACCTTCAACAACTCTTAAAAAAACAGTTAAGAGAGTTAAAAAGGAAACAGTAGAAGCTATTCAAGCTACCGCTGAAGTACCAGCAGCTACAGTTCCTGTAGTTAAATCTTACTGGCAGAAAGCTGTTGATTGGGTTAAGGGATTGGTAAAGTAATGTTGTTTAACTAGATTCTCTGGTTAAATAATATATAATGGGACAAGTTTGGTCATATGCAGATGACAAATTACAACATACTACAACTGCAGCTTTTAAAATCTTAAGCCCGGATGGCCCTATAAGATCTACAATTACTGCGGCTAAGCAAAGTGTTGTTAATTTTGGTGATGTAGTTAATGGTGTTAATCTGCAAGGTAAAATTGATAATAATGTTTATAAAACATTAAAATATCAATATGCGAACCTTTATGTAGCTACAGGTGCAGGGTTAGTAACTTCAGGTATTAATAGTGTTACTCAAGGAATTGGAAGCGGTCTTAGTCAGGCAAATCAAGCGATTTCAGAAACATTAAAACCAGTTTCAGGTTTTATGGGGGCTACCCTTTATTCATTAACAAATGTAATGAAGGATCCTTTAGGTGCATTAACTGATTTACCAAACGCTATTGGACCAGTACTAGATGCAATTAGCCCTACACTTCGATCTAAATTTGTTGGTAGCTATAAAAATTTTAATTTAGGTAAAATGTTAGAAATACCTGGTAATATATTAGGTAGTATACAGTCATTTATCGGTTTAGTAGATCAGATATTAGCCATACCTATTCAGTTAATTTCTGATATCTATGCAGGGTTGATGGAGATTATGTCTGCTATTAGCGATGCTATAAACGCTATATTCGATATGATACAACAATTTTTGGTTAATATGATTGATCAGTTATTCCCTGGTTTAACTGATTTTCTAAACCAGCTTTCAATTTTTGCAAATCAAATTGGGGGTATTGCTACTATCTTTAGTGGATTTAATCAAATAACAGCATTTACAAATAATTTAATATCCTTTACTAACACTATAAATGGTGCATTACAAAACCCACTAGATGCTGCCTTTTCTTTATTCCCGCCAAGCTTCAACCAAGGTGTATACATTTTGCAAAACCCTCAACAACTATTTAATAATTTGCTAGGACAGGTACCTGGCCTTAATAATTTTCTTGGGCAAATATCCTCTGTAACTGGATTCGGTCTTAATGGTAATATGGGCTTTGGTTTGCAAAGTGTATTGCAAGGTTTGCAGGGCGGGGTAATGGCTAGTATTTTAAATGGTTTTGCAACTCAATTTTCTATTTTGGCTCCTCTGTTTACAGGTATACCGACCTCTGGAGCTCAATCATACGATAATGCAACAGTGCCATTTAGCACACCTGCAGGTCCTACATACAATAAAGGTAACACAGGGGGCAACATTGTTCAAACCCAAGCCAATCAACCTAATCCGAACTATAATAATCCGACTCAAATAGCTGTATCTTAAACTTTATAATAAATTAATAAAATGGACAAATTTTACGGAAACTATTTAGGGCTTTGTATAAGCAATACCGATCCAGAATTTCGAGGTCGGGTACAAATCTTTATTCCTCATATTATGCCTGCGTTGTATGAACGCTGGAATCAAGCTGGTGTTGATCGCAAAATTGAAATTGTAGGTAACAATCTTGAACAAGCATTACCACAAAAAGATATTGATCAATTAAAAAAGATGCTACCTTGGGCTGAAGCTGCTTCCCCAGTATTTGGCAACTCTGTAGCAGGTCATTACAATCCACAATCTGGTAATTTTAATCAATCATACAATACAGAAAATCAAGCGGCGGTAGGTGTTAACCCGGTAGCTGTAGGTGGTGGATCTATTAGTTTAAATTCTGATGGTTCTGTTAGCAAAGGGGAATTTCTTGGCTTTTTGGAAAGTCAAATTGCAAATTCCGGGTTAAACGGGTTTGTGCCCACTGACGGAGCTAAATATGGAATTGATGGTACACCACAGTCTTGGGCTAATTACCTGTATCATCTAGCGGGTAAAGAGTCAAGCTTTAATACAAATACTGTCGGAGATATAGGTAAATTTACTGGAAACTCAAATGGACTATTTCAACTATCTCCTTTAGATTATAACAATTATAAAGGCGCGATGCAGGCAGCTGGTATTCAGCCTGGAACCACAATTAATGGGCAACCTGCCTTCTCCCAGCAACAACTAATTGATCCTGTTGTTAATACTACGGCAGCAATTGTTATCACACAACAACTTGTAAGACAAGATGGGGCAATAGGTAATAGTGCAAACACAGGAGCCGCGCGCTATTGGGGACCTTTACGGAGGGGGTGGACACCACCTGCAAGTTCTATAGATATAACAGACCCGTCTGCTGGCGGTTACCCGGGGAGCTCAAACCCAGCTCAACCTTCACCATTTTTGTCGCCAGAACCTCCACCCTATATACAACTTGAGCCCAGTCAACAGGCAATTCTAAATAATGTTGCCCAAACTACAAGCCAGAGTACACTACCAGGAACTGGCCCGAGCTCTGGTGGTGGCGGAAAACCTTTTAATTGGAGTAATTCAGTCGCTAGTAGTCAATATAATATTGGTAGTGATGGTATATTAAGAACATCAAGTGGGGTGACAGCATGTTTGAACGGAACTATTAATTCAGCCGCTTATATAACCGGTAATACTGCTTGGCAGGGATCTACTGGTATTAGTTTTGCAAAAGATGTAGGTGGTGTTAATAACAAATTAACATCTCTGGCAACTTCGGGTCCCGGGAAAGGTAAAGTTTTGTATGGTAATTTAGGTATAATACAAGGTACAGGCTATCAACCACAACAGGGAGATATAGCTATACACCAGGCCGGTGCTGGGAAATACGGGCATGCTCAAATATTTGTCGACGGCAACTGGCACTCATATAAAACAGAAGGATTAAATTTTGATGCGTACGCTGGTAAAAGCGGTCAACAAACAACAGTGTTCCGCCTTACACCAGACGGTCAAGCGGCTGTTCAACAGACAGGTCTTTGTAATACTGATTATATGGGTATACCATATGCGGGACCAATTGGTCCAGTAACAAGTGTTGCTGATGTTAATGGTTTGGAAGGCCAGGCAGGCATGGTCCGAAACCCTACACCTACACAACCATCTGTAACAGATACAACAGGTATGCCTCAAGGAATGTTCTCTGTTCCAAACCCAGGTGCGATGTTGTGGGTATTCTTCAGAGAAGGAGATCCATTGTTTCCTGTATACTTCGCTGCTTCGTATGGCTCTAGAGAGTGGCAAAACGCTTTTAAGTCCTCTTCACCAGGGGCACACTATCCTCAAGAAGGAGATACAACACCTCGTAATCAGGCAATTTTCAGACCTAATCAATCAGGTGGTATTTCGTTTGTTGATACTATTACAGATGAAGAAGATGCTCGCTCTTTAAGATTATTTCACGCAAATGGCGGGCATATGGAATGGCATTCAAAAGGGTCGGTGCTTTATTCACCAAACGAGCACGTGCAACAGGTTGCTGGTAATGCTTATAATAGTTGTTTAAATAGAGAGGATTGGACCCAGGGGGACAGTAATCAAGTCACTATTGGTGACCGAATCACAATTGTAGGAAATATGTCGCAAGAAGCTTTAGCAATTATAGAAGAACACGCTCAAATAGTTAAGGATATTAATAAAAATATGCTTAAAGAGGGGGGTAGTAGTTCAGCAAGCACAACGACAACTAAACCCACTATAACAACCGGTCTTACTAATTCTTTAAAAAATCTTACTAACAAAATAAACTCTTTTAGTAATGAACAACGCAACGAAACTCAACAAAAAGCTAACAAAAGTAACAGATAAAAAATAATATATGGCCAGTTTAAGTACAGGGACAAAAACTTTAATTGCGACTACTGCAACCGGAGAACCGGCTGCTATAGCTATTGCACCTACCGGGGGTCTGTCATTAGGTAATACAACAAGTAATGCGGCCGGGTTCAATATTCAAAACGCAGCAATGCCAGCAACAACACAAGCTACACTTGTTAATCAAATTCAATCTACTCCCGGGCTTAATGCAGATGGTTTTATTAATCCTACTACAGGGGAAGCCTTTAGCATCAATGCAGGAAAAACTACTGGTACTGCAAATGTAACTTCAGCCAGTAAATCAGGCAGTACTGGGGCTAGCGGTTCAAGTGCGAGCAGTTCAGAGTCTGAAGCCGAAAAACCATGCCCAGACTGCGGTTTGATACCTGGTACAAAAAATGCCGGTAAACAATCTACGAATAAAAAGAAAAAGCCAGTTTCTGATACTAACAGTTGGTTCCCTAATCAGCCATTTGCAGGTTTAAATTTTCTACAAATAGGTGCTGCAGTATTAGAATCTATTGGAAATTTCTTTAATAACCTCATGGACATTTTAGAAATTAAAGAGGGTAAATGTCGTACATGTGAAGGTAAAAGAACTGTAAAAGATAAATCAAATCAACAACCAGAAATTCAAAAAACTGTTGCAGCTGCAAATGCTCAAAAAGAAAAACTTACAGATTTAGAATCTAAAGCATCAGGTGGCACCGGGCTCGGGGGTAATGATGTAAAGGTAGTAGTCGGTAGTAAATTTTTAAAGGTAGGTATGGCCTATAATGACTCTCAGTCTTACGAAAGTGTCAAAGAGGGTAAAGATGTGCCATCTAAAGTTCAAATTGATAAACAAGGCCCTACTAAGACAAGTCGAAAAATTGCTCAAGTAAACGGGTTAAACCCACTACCGACAATAGGTGGTAATTACACCATGGAGATCGGTAATCACTTTAAGCTGCGCGCTGGGGCCCAAGGTATTGAGCTCTCCACTGAAGGACCTCTTATTGTTAAAGCAGGTCAAACTCAATTTGTAGGTCCTGAAGTTGTTATTGGTACGGCAACGGGTGAAACTCGCATTACCGGTAATCATTTACAACTTGATGGAGAAAGTATTGCCTTAACCCCTGGACGTAACGGAGACGGTCAAGTTGTAGCACAGGGAACATTTGCATGTACGGGTAACATGATTGCGCAAGGCGGGGCTCACATTGAAGGTGATCTTTCCTTTATATCAGCCACCTGTCCGTATAAAGAAGAGAGAACCAAACACTCTTCTCAAGAAACAGAGTTTACAGGCCCTGCTAAATGGTCTGCATTTGCAGCCGTACAAGGGGCAAAAGATTTCTTAAGAACCCTAACAGTAAGAACTTTAGATCCGTCAATGATAATACTAACACCTCGTCAGATTCTAAATTTAATAATGGATGCAAAGGAATTAGGACAAAAGGCTTTGCCTTTAGAACTAATACCGACCGGTGTTGTGATAGGTGTTATGCCAGGTCCAGCAATATTACCTATTTGGAACTTCCCGCATCATCACACCTTAACCGATCAAATACACGCCCATAATATGCGTGTACCTAACATTAACCTCCTTGAAAGTGATGAACAGGTTCGCGGCCCAGCTAAAGCTAAGGAGCTTAGAGCCCCGGTGCCTGCTAATAAAGAAAGCGCATTATTAAAATTATTCAAATTAATACAAGTGCCTTATCAATTAGTTGTAGCTACAATTCAACGTCTAGGTACCTAACTAATTGTTCTGCGCGCTAACATATTTGCGAGACAATAATTAATTTTTGTTATATATTCAAGGTAGTTATCTTCGTTAATATCTTCCGGGTTTATAGATCGAATAGTTTCGACGGTTTCAACGTAACTTTTGATTTTATCTTCTGTTACAGCAAAACAATCTGCACCTGAAGCTTCTGACATAATAGATACCTGATCAAACGGACCGACAAACTCATACCTCTCTCGATTACTAATACAATCAATAATTCGACTTCTATATGTTTGTTCATGTTCTTTAATTTTACTTTGAATGGCTTCAAGATTTACTCCTTCTGGTATTGTAACTTCTTCAATAGTTGGGAATTTATGGTCTTGGTCAAATAGTGTCATCTTTAAAGCGTCCCAAGGATGAACCACCGGGGCACTCAACCCCTGTATCATAGAATTTACAGACTGAGAAAAATATGCAGAAACAGCTGATAGTACTTCATACGACGATTTTGAAAAATCTATATTAGACCCGGAAAGAAAACTTACAAGTTCCGGTGTAGGTGTAAAATTAAGCCCTGATAAACCTTGAAAAATATTCGCTCCTGTTAGTTCGGTATTTGTAATATCGCTAAAAGGGGGTAGTATTGTATCTGAATCCATACTACTAATTTATAGTAAAAACTATAAAGATCCAACTAACAAAACATCTCTCCTAAGAACCCTTCCCACTTTTCGTGATGAGCCGCTATATCTGGCTGCTTATTCGACTTATACACGGACTTAGAGAGATTACGGTAAAACGCAGGAGAGGGTGATCCGTGACACAAGAATCTATGTTCTAACGCCTTATAAAAGAAGGATAATGATATAAGTGTCTTACTAGCAAGAGTTAAGGGATCATCTCTATGAACATAGGGTAGAGGGTTGGGTTCATCTATCATCTGGCTAACCGTAACACCCACTCTATGGCACTCGTCTTCTGAAGAAGCAAACTTAGCTGTTAAACAAACTAGACAAATAACATCTATAGGATTAGAGGCTAAAAACTTATCAGACTTAATAGTAATCTGTTCACCGATAGCTTGACGTAATGCCGTGTGAAGTGAGTTATCTTCTTTGTAAAAAGACCGAATCTTATTACAATCCTCCGAGTCGTAAAGCTCGTCGATGAGAGCGTTCACATATATACTTATTTGTGCCCGTGATGATTTTGTGGTATATTTGCTGCTCTTATTTCTTTGAATTTGTGAGTAACATATCTACAGAGTTCTGAACGCACGATATCCTCTTCGGTTAACTCTGCGCAAATGATGCCCTGTTCAATTGACTCATCGTTATTGAATGCGTCATAGACTTTTGTAAAACCGGACTTACCATGAGGGAGGTCAGACTGTTCCGGGTCACCACAAACAATAACCTTTGCAAACTCACCCATACGGGTCATAAGAGTATTGAGCTCAGCTATAGTTAAGTTTTGAGATTCATCACAGCAAATAAACTTTGCAGCAAAGTGTAGACCTCTTGCATAGTTAATTGGACAGATAACAAAACGGTTATCCTTTTCCAGTTTATCAATTTGGGGTTTAGGTAAAAGTTCTTCAAACTTGTGATTAAAAGGGGCTAGATAGACACCGAATTTATCAGTAATGTCTCCGGGAAGATAACCAAGTTTTGAATCAGCTGACTCAACAGCTGAACGAATTAAGACAATATCTGATACTCTACGCTTTTGAAGTAACTGAAGCCCGAGATACATAGAGAGGATTGTCTTCGATGTACCTGCTACACCTTTAAGAAACAAAACCTTACACCTCTTATCAAGGAAAAGTTCTATTAAAGCTTTTTGTTTTTCAGTCCATGGAAGCTCTCTAATACTGAGGTCATAGCTGATCTTCTCCCTTTGAAACACATATGGTGAAGTGTCAGGGACCGGCGCCGTATTGCTCTCGGCTTTGCTGTTATTTACTACTTTAGCTTTACGAGAGCGCTTACTTTTGCTCATCTATTAATATTTATTCTTGCAGTACAGATAAAAAGCTGTATAATTACTACAAATGGGTATGTTCGATCATCTCTACGTAAAAAAGAAGCTTCCATTAACTAAAGAGCTTAAAGCTCTCAATGTTAATTGGGAAGAAATAGACTTTCAGACTAAAGATTTAGACAACGCTTTAGATGCTTACGAGATTACTAAATCCGGTAAACTTCGTCATCTCTGGCAAGAAAGAGAATGGAGAGACGATGATAGTGCTTTCTTAAAAGGGTATTTTGAAGTTATTAAAGAAGAATGGAGAGATGTTGATTTTCACGGTACAATTAACTTCTATACTACTCATACCGACAATAATGATTATCATTGGGATTGGATTAGCGATGACCCGGAGCAAATGTCCTGGGACGATATTGAATTAATTCAGGGTTATGATTGGTGGTTTGAGTTTGAAGCCTATTTCACCAAAGGTAAGCTTGATGATATTAAACTTATTAAAGTCTCTAAAGACCCGATTAGCGAAAGAATTAAAAAT